ATAACCTCCTGTTTTCTCGTTTCCAAAAAAATCGTCTGATTCATCCTTCCCTCCTTTAATCTTGAATATCTTAATCACCGCACATGTAAGTATTTCTCCACCAAACGTGGTGAAAACACATGTTGTAAGGGTATTTATTTCCGTTTGTGTCCTATAAAATAAATAAAGCGATATAGCTGTATAAAACAGCAATACCGCTATTGAGAACACAACATATAAAGTTAATGAATGATATTTTTTCATTTATTCTCCACTGAATGTTTTGAATGTTTTATTCCGTATACTACACCTTCAATAAGTGCTGATGCCTGTTCCACTGTTATTTTCAGTCCAATCTTTTCTGCATATGTGAGTATATGGTCAAGAGCATCTCTTTTCTTTTTAGCACCTTCTTGAGATGAATATACCTGCTCCATGGAACGTACAATCGTTACCACTTCATTGTATAAATTTTGATATTTGCTATTATAAATCAGTGTCCGAACATAACTGTACAATATACACCCTATACATAGACCTAACAAATATCCCAATGCTCTTATAATTTCAATCACTTGTTCTGGTATCATTATTACCTCCAATATTAAATACTTTGATTAATAGTTACCAGCCCTTGTTGGACTCGAACCAACGAATGTGGCAGTCAAAGTGCCATGTGTTACCACTTCACCAAAGGGCTATACTGGTAAGATGATTTACATTTTACGGTAGTCAATCATCTTACCAGTTGTTAGAGGGTTCTGTATGGCAATTACTTGTAATCTTATTTATTTTCAGATGTTTCACTTTCCTGTGCTTCATTTTCAGGTCTTGCCCAATCCAGTATAATCTTTACTTCAGCATTTGCATTATCAGTTTTACCGGCTAACCGGTTATCAATATCTATTGTTCTTTTTGCTATTTCCTGTGCCGCTTTTGTACGTTCTGAAAGTGGTGCTTCTAATCCAAATTGATCTTGTATCTCACCTCTCATTACTTTGGTAAAATAATCCATGACTTCTTCGGCTGTTGCTATATTCTTTTTGTACCTCTCGTTACGTCTGAATTTGATTTCGGTTTGAATATAATTTTTATTTAACAGACGATTAGCATTTATATTAGTGTTCTTTACCTTCTTATATCCAGCCTCTTCGTAAGCTCTTTGAGCTACTCCTAACTCTAAAAACTTATCTATAAATAAATCTTCTCTTGGAGATAATCTATGTCCATCGTGACTGTATATTGTTCTTTCTTTTGCTATTGTTGGTTCTTTTGCCATATATTATACTTTCTTTCTATCATATTTTTTATATTACTTCTTTCTTAATTATCCCCAAAATCTTGTTTTATTTGTATATCCATCTCTTATTATTTCTGATTTTACTTTCCCGCCACGGGTTCTCCATGTTCTTATTCCTATTTGTAATACCGGGTATTCTTGTCCGTATTGTTCTGTTGATTGATAATCTATTAGAATTATATCTCTGTTTTTATCATCAACGGATGTATTTACCCCAGAAAGTTGTCTGAATGTATATCCTTCAATATTTAATTCTTTTGGTGCATTATCTTCTGCCGCAAGTTTTAATCCTGCTAAATTCATATAACTATCTTTGAAATCTTTACCTAAAAACATTTCAGGAGTATAATCTTTGGTATACTCATCTACTCTTGAACGTGATAATACTCCTTTTACTGGTTCATTTGACGATGTTTCTGTTTTAACTGTACGATCGTTACCAACATTTCCCATTATTTTCTTTTCTCCAATGCTTTTGGTTTTTTAATCTCAGGTTCTCCAAATTCTGCCCATCCGTTATCCTCATCTTCATTCAATACTTTGTCTTTTCGTTTTGCTTGTCTTTGTTTATAATGTTCTTTTGCATTATTCCATAATTCATTATCAGTTGGTATTTCCCAGCCATTTAATTCATACCAATAATCCCTTAAAAAAAGAACTATCTGAATTTGTGACGTTGAACTAAACAACTCTTTATATCTGTTTCTGCCTGTCTTTTCATCGTAAAGAGTTGTTTTGATTGAATATAGTGTTACTGGTCTGTTTTGTTTATCTGACCAAAACTGATTTTTGTTATAAATTAACTGCCCACCGTGTGCATTTATCGCCTGTTGCAATTTATGAATCATAGCACTATTAGAACGTGGCATTATTTTCTCCTTACACGTCTACCACGTCTTATTATTTTAGTTTTGTGTACTCTCTGTTTTGCCACTATAATCGCCTCCTATAAAAGTATTATAATCGCTATCAGTTGCGCTTTGTTCTACCTCTGTATCATGTACAATCTCTGTTGGTAAACTTATATACCACATAAAAAAAGCAATTGTAAGTATTTCAACTGCACACATCACAAGAAAAGCTATAAACCAACGCCTTGCGCTCACTTTTATTTCATGTAACATTTCGGTAGCTAATGTCATAGTGTGTTCAATCCTTTCCTTACGCATACTTCTCTCCTTTAATATTATACAATATTTTTATTGTTTATACAATTATTTTGTGAATAATTGTTTCTTGTGGTTTTGTGATTCTTTCCATTTCTCAAAACATATTTTACCAAAACCTCTCTGCCTTGCTTCAAGATTCTTTAACTTTCGCCCACATCTTAAACATACTTTATATAGTTTATCTTCACTCATAACGTGTTCACCAATATATAGTCCATTACAACATCATCCTCTATAAGTCCTAATTTAATTTCTTTCTGCACTCCATGTATTAACCGCATCAGTTTTACAAGCTCACCATTTCTGTATTTATTCAAATGTTTCTGTGCATTCTTTATCTGCCATCCTGTCAGTCCTGTGGATTTTGATACATCTTTTGAAGTACATGCCTGCACTTGCAATAATGCTTTAGCATTATTATATAATACTGACAGCATCACCATTGTTGCCTCTCCTACTGCATAAGACTGGTTAAGAAGATTATATGTAAGATTTACTTTTCTATCTAATATTGCATCTACTAAATCAAAGATAGCATCATAAGGAGGCTCATATATGGTACCGTCTTTTACTAACTTTTCAAAAGCTATATTCCATCTACTCTTATCAAATTTCTGTGCTGGTTCACTAAGATTAAATGTATCTACATATCGTTGTACTTTATCAATCTCTAAAAGTATTCTTCCGTAGTCTTTCTCACAGATATCAATCAGCTTTTCACAGTTCTTATCACTTAACGGTATTTCCTTGGTAATGTACTTTTTAAGAATAATATCACTTAATGGCTCAAATATAACTATACTGTCTTGAAACTGCTTGTAGAACTTGGTACGCTTGTCTACGGACGTTAATTTCAAGACGAATATATTATCCTTTAATCTCCCTGCCTTAACTGCATTCTGTAGCTTTTCATTCTGCATAAACTCTTTATCGTCTCTTGCAACATAGATGAAACTTGATTTAATCACAGATGTATTTTTAATACTTCCCCATACATCTGATATACTATCAACTGATTTTATGCCTTTACCAGTTACTTTACTAATTTGTTTTATCCAAACTTCCTGCACCTTCCATTCATCACCTGCAAATATGATGAAAGAAGGTACTGAATTAGTCTGTATCTGCTTTTTCAGTACCTGAATATCCATTTACATCCATGCCTTTCTGATATCTAATATCCACATATCAATTAAAGTCTGTTTATTTACACCCCGTAGCCTCAAATCCTGTAAATACTTTGATGTGATACTAATTCCATGCGCATATTTCAATACACATTTTGTCTCAGATTTGATTATATCCAAACAAATGAATATAAACAGTTTCCAGAACATTTTAAGATTGTAGCCTTCATCATCTTTCTTTAATGCTACTTTATCAGCAATCTTAAAGCTGTTTGCACTCTGTACTGTGGCTATATGATCAACAACTTTCTTGGTATAATTATAAAACTCTTTAATATCTTGACTTAACACAATATCAATCTCTCCAGGAATATCACAGAAATCAAGAACTATCTCCTTATATTTCTTACCTGCGAAAGGATTGTATGTGTATTTACTATCAATATATTCCGTAAGCTCCTCACGACTATACGGGTGCATCATAAATACTGTGGAACGACTTATTATGGTCTTTAACACCGTGTTGATATCATTATAAAGCAACATAAAATAAGCATTATTAGGTGGCTCTTCCAATACTTTCAAAAGTGCATTTGAAGCATTTGCGGTCATCTTATCCGCGTCAGGTATTATGTAAAGTGTCTTTTCCACGCATACATAAGCATTCTTAATCATTTCCCTTATTTCATCTACTTTTGTGCCTACATAAGCTGGTGTTATCTTAAACTGTTTACATAATTCACTACACAGTGTCTTTTTACCACTACCATCGTCACCAATCAAGATTGATGTTCTTGGGAAATTACCATTTTCAATAAGAGAACACATGTGTTCCAATAATTCTTTCTGTCCTATCATGCTCTATTCCCTTCTATTAAAACTAGAAATACAGCTTCTATATCCTGTTTAGGTGTAGCTGAATACTTGATGTCTGCATTGAGTTTCATTACAGTATTGAGAATGTCAAATGTATCTCCGCACTCCTTGTCTAACCAGTTTTCATACTTTTCTATTCTTGGGATATTGATATACTTCCGATCACATCCGATTTTATATTTTTCAACATCCAAAAGAAAATGAAGATATGACTTGATAAATGTCTTAATGTCTTTTCCAGCACTATAAATGTTTTCAATAATCTCTATCATGTCAATTGTATTTGACTGTAATAAACTATCAGTTAAATCAAGCATGACATCATAATCAGTTGTACCAAGTGCTTTTACTACATTTTCTAATGTTAAATCATCACTATATGACAATGACTTATCCATTAAACTGATAGCATCTCTCAGACCCCCATCACTCAACTTACTGATGTACTCTAATGCATCATCAGTCCATTCAGGCCATCCATCAGGTCTTTCTGTATGATGCTCCCAATCAGTTATGTGGTCCTGCTGTTCACATTCAAGAATAAACTTTAATCTTTTTACAATTCCATCCTGACTGATTCTCTTGAAATCGTAACGTTGGACACGGGACAATATCGTTTTGGGTATACGTTCGGGATTAGTGGTTGCGAAAATAAAAATACTCTTTGCTGGCGGTTCCTCTATTAGTTTAAGCATTGCTTGCCAAGCATTGTTGGAAAATGCATGAACCTCATCGAGAATAAATACTTTATACTCTGAATTGATGCTCTTTGTCTTTGCCTGCTGAATTATATTGCGTACATCATCAACGCCATTCTGTGAGGCGGCATCAAGTTCAATTGGATTGCCTTGTCCTTTGTTTATTTCATTTGCAAATATTCTTGCACATGTTGTCTTGCCTGTCCCAGCTCCACCGCAAAAAAGATAAGCTGATTTGAATGAGTGTGTATCTAACTGCTGTTTCAGTATAATCTTAATAGATTCCTGTTCCACAACAGCATCCCAATTATGTGGTCTGTATTTAACTGCAAGTGCTTGACGTTCCATTACTTATCTCCTATTCTTGTATTCCATTTACTTATTAGTATTGCACGTTTATACTTGTAATTACGCTCCTGCGCTGAATGTTCATACAAAGCTAAACTGCATGCATTACACTCCACGGTTAACGTAGCACCACCGTTCTCATCATATAAATGAGTATAAAATTGCTCATTTAAAATATAAATGTTATCATTTCCGCAAAAAGGACAACATTTATGCGGTTCTGTAATCAATTCCATTATTTCATCCATTATATTTCCTCCATCAATTTATATTCGCCGTATTTACAGTATGTACCAAATTTTGTTTTACCAACTTTCTTATGAGTTTCAATAACATACCCCTCCTTTCTCAAATCAAAAATTTTAGCCGGTAACCTTGTACATCCATACAGCTTAAATGCTTCAGCACTTGTTAATGTCTTATACCGTTTAAGATGGTCTAAAATCGCTTTGCGTTGTCCTTTACAATGTGTCATTGTGCTCTTCCTCTCTTAACAATTCAAGTACATGTATGAATAGTTTCTCTGATATGACATAATAATTATCAGTATCAGGACCAAAATTAAATGCAAGAGCCGAATAATCTTTTCTCATAGCAAATCTTTCTTCCTCATTCTTCTCCAACCATTCTTTTTTAATGCTAAATGATTTCTTTTCAGTTGTACAAGTTTTTGCTTCAATCAAAAAAAGGTCTGTGTTAACATCCCCTTTGCTCCATGTTCCTGCTCCACTGTTGGCGACTTGTCTGCCACCAACAGCTTTTGCTATATGTTTTTCCTGTTTTGAACTATAAAATCTTGTAGGTTTCATCTTAATCCTTCTCCTGTTCGATAGCACTTATTCTACCATCATTAACAGTTAATCTAAATCCGTGAAAATACATTTCCATAATTTCCTCAATTGTAAGCAATTCAACATTCACCATCATTTTAAATTTCCTCCATTTCTGTTATTTTCTTCCAAATTTATACCCTTGAATTAAATACTTTTCAACATCATCACTCTTAACTCGAATAACAACGCCATCTTTAATCATCCACCTAAATCCTTTATTTACACCTTTCATATTTATATTTCCGTTTTTTCTGCGTGTTTCCCAACCACGTTTTGCTCCGTCACTAACATTCTTTCGTTGCTCAGG